TGGACTTAATTAGCTTGTTATTTTTAATAGTATTTTTATTTTGGTATTGGATATGGCAACAAGAGAAAAAGTAAATAAACAAAAAGTTTTAGATTATATACAACATAAAACAGAATCTAATAAGCAAATGAAGTTTTTTCAAATGCTTAGAAAAGAAGTTGAAATAGGTGCTAATGGAACGCAAAAGTATGTTATAAAGCAAGGCAAAAATAAAGGTAAAATAGTATGAGTTTGGTAATTGCATTATGTTTATTTATTAATGGAGAACTTGTAGAGCATAGAATACAAGAATCATTATCTGATTGCTTAAAACATAAACGAGAAGCAGAAAGGCATTTAGCAAACGATAATAAAATGATGATGTGCGGAGAAGTAGAAGCAGAGTTAACAGTAAATGCAGATGGTACAAAAACAATAGGCAAAATTATGAACAAATAAAATGGATTTAGAACAACAATTAGAAAAATATAAAAATAGAGTTATTGATCTTGAAGCAATAAGCAAAAAACATCAAGATTCTTACGGAAAACTAATAGAGGAAAATAAAAAATTAAAAAATACAATTAAAAGGTTAAATGAATTAATTAAAGATTTAACTTTATTTCCATAACAACACAAGGATTAACAATGGAGTTTTTTTATGAGAGTACGAATAACGGTAGTAAGAAAACTCAGATGGCTAGGTTTTGTTTTAGCTCTATTTAGTGTAATCATTTTAACAACATTTAAAATTAATTATCTTCAAGCAATAGGCTGGGGACTTTCAGCATCGTCCTGTAGCATTTGGGCTTTTGACTCTTATAGGTCTAAACACAAACCTAGAATGTTTATGGAGTTAATGTATCTTATCTGTGGAATATGGGGTATAATTAATTGGCTATGAAGTTTATTTTAATAATTCAAATATGTTCAGTAATAGTACAACAATGCACAAATCCTATTGAGATTTATCCTATGTACAATTCACATTTTGATTGTGCTAGTGGTGGCTTTTTAAGAGGACTTACTGTAATCAGAGAAATAGGAGAAGAAGAAGTCAACGAAAAGAAAATGATATTTAATTTTACCTGTAAGGAACTTATTAATTCTTAAATGTATTGCTTAGTTATTTGGAACGAAAAAGAACAAAGATGGCACTTTTTTACCAACGAAGTTTGGGCTACTAGAAAAGAGGGTGAAGAATATGCTAAAAGAAATAAATTTAAAAAAACAGTTAAATGGAAAATCCTTTGGTATGATAAAAAATATAGGATATGAAAATTACTTTAACAAAGCCACAAAGCCAAGTAAGCAATAGTAAAAAAAGATTTAGAGTATTAGTTTCAGGACGTAGATTTGGTAAAACTTATTTATGTATTACTGAAATGATGAAATATGCCACAAAGGTAAAACAAAACATTTGGTATGTTGCTCCTACATTTAAAATGGCAAGAGAAATTGTATGGAATAAATTAAAAGAAATGCTTTCTAATTTTAAATGGATTGATACTATTAATGAAAGCAATTTATCAATTAAAGTAAAAAAAACAGGAAGTATAATATCATTAAAAGGTTGTGAAAATTATGATTCACTTCGAGGAGTTGGTATTGATTTTTTAATACTTGATGAGTTTGCTGATATTGATGAAAAGGCTTGGACAGAAGTATTAAGGGCGGCTGTTGCTGATACCGAGGGAGATGTATTAATGTGCGGCAGTCCTAAAGGCTTTGGTAATTGGTCTTATCGTATGTATCTAAAAGGCAAACAAGATGCTGAATGGGATAGCTTTCAATTTACTACTTTACAAGGTGGTATGGTTTCTAAAGAAGAAATAGAACAAGCAAAGCAAGATATAGACATAAGAACTTTTAGACAAGAATTTGAGGGAACTTTTGAGAACTATGCTGGAGCAGTATATTATAACTTTCACGCAGTAGAAAATGTTAAAGAAAAAAAAATAGATTTTACAAAACCATTACACATTGGCTTAGACTTTAACGTGGATCCGATGTCAGCTTCTGTTGCACAAATAGACAAAGAGATAATACATTTTGTTGATGAGATAGTTATTTATTCTTCTAATACAGATGAAATGGTAGAAGAAATTAGAGATCGCTATGGAGATAAAACAAAAATATTTATTTATCCAGACCCAGCTTGTAGGCAACGTAAAACAAGTGCTGGTGGGAAAACTGATTTGAGTATATTACAAAATGCTGGATTTAATGTTAAATGTAAATTTAAACACAGTCCTGTTAGAGATAGGATTAATGCTGTTAACTCTAGCTTGAAATCTGCAAATGGTAAAAGGTATATTTTTGTTGATCCTAGTTGCAAAATCATTACAAAAGGTTTACAAAGGCAAATATACAAGGAAAATACAAATATTCCAGATAAGGAACAAGGATTTGACCACATGAACGATAGTATCGGATATTTAGTTGAGATAGTAAAACCTTTGACTAGAAACATTACAGATTTCAAACCACAAAGATGGACAGTACAGCAAAAACGATATGGCATATAATAGACAAGAAGTTTTAGATACTCACAAAGACTACAAAGAGAATGTTACAAATTGGGAATATTACATTAGGTCTTATAATGGCGGCTATGATTATATGGTTGGTCAATATCTTAATAGATACAATCTTGAATTAGATAACGAATTCAATCAAAGACTAGCAAACACACCTTGTGATAATCATTGTAAAAACATTGTTCAAATTTATTCATCATTTTTATTTAGATCAAAGCCAAGCAGAAACTTTGGTTCTATGCAAGATGAACTTACTTTAGAAAGATTTTTAAAAGATGCAGATTTAGATGGAAACAATTTTAACACAGTAATTAAACAAGCACAAAATTATGCCTCAATTTATGGACACGTATTTTTAATATTAGACAAGCCACCAATTAGAACAAACACAAAAGCAGAAGAAATTGAAGAAGATATTAGACCTTATGTTTCAATAATTACTCCTGAAAATGTTTTAGACTGGAATTTTAAAAGAATGTTAAATGGTAAATATGTTTTAGATTATTTAAAGGTCAGAGAAGAAGTAGATAGAAAAGGCGGAACTTATATGCGTCTTTGGTACACAGATAGAGTTGAAACTGTGTATGTTGAAGATCAAACGTCTGACCCTGTTGTGATAGATACTGTCGATAATCAGATTGGCAAAATACCAGCAGTTATTTTATACAATGCAAAATCCCATAAAAGAGGCATTGGTCAATCTGACCTTGTTGACGTAGCAGATTTACAAAGATCAATCTATAATGAATTTTCAGAAATCGAACAATTAATCAGATTAACAAACCACCCATCATTAGTTAAAACTGCTGGAGTAAATGCTTCTGCTGGTGCTGGTGCTGTAATTGAAATGCCAGACGAAATGGATTCAAATCTTAAACCATATTTATTACAACCATCAGGTCAAAACTTAAATGCAATTATGGATTCTATCGCTAAAAAAGTAGAATCAATAAATCGTATTGCACATACAGGAGCAGTAAGAACTACAAAAACACAAGTCTCATCAGGAATAGCATTACAAACTGAATTTGAATTATTAAATGCTAGACTATCTGAAAAAGCTGACAATTTAGAATTAGCAGAAGAACAATTATTTAAACTGTACGCAGAATATCAAAACACAACATTTGATGGAGAAATAAATTATCCTGATAGCTTTAATATTAGAGATTATGCTTCTGATTTAATTTTCTACCAACAAGCTAAATCAATTAATGTACCATCTTCTACTTTGAATAAAGAAATAGACAAAGAAATTGCAAAAGCAGTAGTAGATGATGAAATGTTATTAAATCAAATTTATAACGAAATAGAAGCTAGTAGTGAAGTTGGACAATTTACTCAAAACGAAGTACAAGAAGCAGAAGAAGCTGTACAACAAGAACAAATCTAATGACAAATGGTAGATACTGTAAAACAAGTAGCCGAATATCGTATTAGGCAAATTGAAATTGCAGAAGCTAAATATTATGAAACACTAATTAAAACTTTAGACAAAATTGAAAAACAAATAGTATCTCTAGCTGGTAGAGAATTGCCTCGTGATGATTTAGGTAAATTATTTGATTTAAAAATAGCAATATCAATTAGACCCAAGATAA